GAGATCCGTCAAGGAAGACCGTAAACGTAGTATGCTGTGAACGGTCAATCATAGGCTCACCTTCCACCATCCAGTACCCCTCCTGAGTTACCGGGATGAACTTTTCAAAGTCCACACAGTAAATTGGAGTCGCCGTAGCACCAACTAGCTCAGGAATATAAACCACTGGCAAGCGATTTATCCAAACAACACCAGCATCATCGGCTCTGATATTACCCATCAGTTCGCCACCAGTATGTTTATCATCTCTCTGATCGGCAAGTTCCTGCAATTCAACAGCAGTGTCAGCGTCAGTGTAGATACGCTTTGCGGCATTTCTTGGCCGAGCCGGATCGTTGATAATCAACGGGGCCTTAAACTTAGTCAACAGAAATGCCTTACGGAATTTCTTCAACATCGAGTTATCGACATTGGTATAGACCGCACAGTAGTTTCTCCACTTGTCGTAAGTGGTGGCATTAAGACCGGCGACGGTAGCACTATAAGTACCATCCTGATACTTAATAAACTGACCGTTAAAGCCGTCGGTCGTATTAATCGTACTATCCGCCTCATAAAACGAAAGATAGTATGGTACACCATACGGGTACAGGTCATCAGTAGCACTTGTTGGCGTCTTCCACGCTCGCTCTTCGATAAGGTCTGCGAGACCCCAAAGCTTTGCGACACGCCGGGTCTTCATCAAATTGATGAAACCCTTCTCACTGTTTCTGTTCCGCATAATTTCAACCTTATCCCACGAGTAGTCAGTAGAAATCTGACACCATGGAACTTCAATACCTTGCATGACATCCTCGACATCAGGCTCATCGGTATCGAACAGACGACGGTAATGAGCACCGCCCGCAGGATCGAGCATCACTTTACGTTTGATGGAAGTTCCACCATCGATCTCCATCCGTTCGTTCTGATAAATACGACAGAACTCATACTGCGGATGGTCCCACATAACCTCAAACTCTTGTTTGGGTAGATCGGCTAAAGTTAATTCAATCAAATCTGCTAAATCAGCATTTTTAACACCCATAATTTTCTCCTATGGACTGCGTATTCAGATTTATCCGAATACTTTTTTCAGTCGTGCCTTGGTATTAACCTCTAGCTGTTTTACCGGATCTTCTGACGAAGACCTGTTTGGAACTTTCTTTTTCCCCGCTTTGAGGGAAAGACCATTAGCACGTTTTTTAATTTTCGAAGAAATGACTTCACGTATCATTTCTTCCCGCATTGGCTCAGTAAGTTGCAAGTGTGCCCGGTGTAACACATCGGAGATCGTGAATTGTTCCCCAGAAATATCGGCACCTATTCGAATAAAATTACCTTGTGAACACACATCGCCTCGATGTTTAAATTGTGCGCCGGTAAGTACTACACGGGGATCTTGTCCCGGCTTTACCGTACCATAATACCCTCGGAAATCCTTCAACTGATCGTTATCGAAGAAGTTATTTACTTCCGATTGTATGGCTAGTTCCTCTTGTTGATTGTACGCGGGCTGACCGTTTGGTTGGACTCGTGCATCCAGATTACTCTGCATTTTAACGAGTGCATCATTTAAGGGTTTGATAACCCCGTCGATCAATGTCGCCGCTTCTTCATCATCGTCGTCAAATCGTTCCCTCAATTTCTTGAGGTCAACGAAAGATTTCGGAGAGGGTTCACTACCATCATCATTGGCTGTATGTTCCTGTTCAGCAATTTGATTCTTCTGAACCGCACGTCCCATTTGTGCGTACTGAGCCGAAAGCTTATTCTCACCGGCGTGGAGTTCCCCCAACGCAGTAATCATAAACTCAGGGTCCTTATCAAAGAGATCCTTCACTTTGTCCTCAGACATACCAAGGCGTAACGCCGTTTGAATATGGCTGGCGGGGAGAGTGAGCGTTTTATCTTCGGGCTTCTTCCCACCTTCGCTCGTGGTATCATCTGTTACATCATCTTTATTATCAGTGTCATCCGTTACATCTGTTCCTTTTTCTGTATCATCTGTGTTATCCGTTACATCTGTGTTATCCGTTACATCATCGTCATCCGTTACATCTGTGTCATCCGGTCCAAAGATGTCATCCATCTTACCCCTCACTTTTTCCTCAAGGCTTACTTCGACATCTTTCTCGTCCGCAACTTCTTTAGTAGCCGCGGCGGCATCTGCGATAACTTCTGTGTCTTTCTTTTCTTCTACTGACATTTTGTTTCTCCTAAAAACGGTTTCCATTAATGAATGGGTAAGCGTCTCTACCCCACTATTTATTTTGGTCTTTTCCCTCTATTTCTTATCTTCTGGGGCAACTTGTGAAAGCCTGTTGCCTTTAAATATTTATCCTGCTGTTGCACATTATCAAAAGTTGGTCGTCCATCAGCTAATACTTTTATATCCGGAAACAGCCTGTTATGCTCCGGGATCTGCTCGGGATTCATTGCCAACGAATCAGATACACGCGGTTTAGCATAGTTTACATTACCTTGGCCCCCACGCTCACTAACAAAATCTCGATCTAACCCTGCCCCGGGGGTGACACACCCCTCAGCCTCGCAGTATTCTGGCTCGTCAGACTTCGACATGGGTTTAAGCATCGAAGTTTTATCCCCACAACTCGGACATATATAGCAGTAGAATGGGATAGTTTATCTCCTTCGATTATTAGAATTCTCTTTACAGGTTACAAATCGAATGTTGCCCTTCTCGTAGTGGCCCTCGCTATCAATACGATCAATCTGTAAGCTCCGAGGATCGACTCGTAGCTCAGTAATAACATAGTCCCTAAAGTCATCGAGGGATTCAAACCTGTTCTGTACACCCTTGTAACAAGCATTTCGACCAATAGGATTATTACAACGATAGTTAATGTTCCCAAATACCTCTTTTAGATAACCCCTGATCGTCCCCCGATACTCTCTGCCCCGGCACAAAATCCTCCCTCGATTTTTTGCATAGTGTTCTTTGTCCTGTCCTACCCGCTTTCGTAAAAGCTCCTCCCGGTTTTCCTTATAATACCCCCGGCTATATTCCTGCACACTACCCTGATTATTCTTGCGATAGTTCCTACTATAGTCGATGGCACACCCCCTACAATAAGTACGAAGCCCATCCTTTTTGGTTCGGTCTTTACCGAACTCACCCACGGGCTTTACTACATCACAGCCCGGACAATTTTTATTCTCGGCTATTTTAATCATTTTAACCCACGGACCTCGTAGTATCTCTGTTACTCTGAGCAATCCCACCCATTTCCTGACGATCACTATTCTTCTGTGCCGTAGAGCCGAGTATGTTATGTTTATTCGGGTCTCCACGATTCTGCATTACCCCCTTGATAGTACCTTTACCACTTGGTGATGGCCCCATCTGAGATACCAACTGTGCTCTCTGTACAGACGTTGGATCGACAAACCAATCGACAACATCATCCTTAATACCGATCTGTTCAGCCATGTCGGTTATATATTTAGCCAAGTTAAACTCTTGCCCCATGTTAGCCATAACCTGTGCTGCATTAGCTGCACCCGGCAAAAAATTTGTCCCAAACTCCATTAATCTTTTAGCTCGTACCTGTGCATCAAGAACCTCCATGGATCTAGGTTTTATCGAAAATATGAACTCAAACCAATCACCTTTGCGTTGTTCCGGAGTAAGCATAACCTGAGCGTACTCACCACCCGGTTGCCTACGTGCAATTGGTAACTCAAGCAACGGGTCAGTATGCACATACCACGCAATCTTACCAGTAACATCTGAAGAAAAATCGTATATGGTTCCACGCATATCTGCCAACCCTATACCCGCGTTAGCCTGTAATATTTCTGCCTGTGTAGCAGTTTCAGATTCCTGTGCGGCACCGGCCATTTGATCCGGATTACCACTCATATAGTTGAACCATGTATGCACTTGAGCCAACAATCGCTCATTCGAATTTGCCTGTCCGCCGTATGATACGACCTTTATCTGATTGGGGTCGCTAACCGAAATTGAATCCCCATCATTCGCATTAGCAATTTGCTCCGCGTCGTCAGCGTTAGATGGATTATACAGTAACACATCCTTCTGACGATCCGCTTGGTTCATAATCTTTTCCATCATGTTGTTAGCCATCTTATGCAAGTCATACCACAAACTAACTGGAGCTACTGGAAAAGGATTATTCCCAACAGGCGGAGTTAATGCAAGATAACTGAATGGACCCGACTCGGGGCCATAATAATCCTGTACCGCAATATAGTCATCGAAAGTTATTTGGTAAGGATTAGGAACAGTCACTAAAACATTCGCCTCTGGAACCCATAACTGTACTATCTCAACATAATCCTGCAATTCATATATCCCGGTTGACCCAAGATTCTTTTGGGTGAGATTTTTAATTTCTTTTTTATCCCGCGAAACGTCAGTAACCGATGGTAACTTCATTACCATATCGTGATCGTACTGGTCATAATCCAACAGTAGTCGACGAGGAGCGAGAAGCTTTGCTCCCGTAAAACCAGCGTTCTTCAGTGAAGTACATACTGGATCAATGCAAAAGTCATCTAAATCAACACGACTCGCATATATTTCTCCGGGATCAAACTCGGCATCGTCCAGCATAATAATGTTATTCGACCCACATAATCCGGACTGCATTATCCCCAAACCGAAGAACGCATCTAAAGCCACGGCCCGCAACTCCTCTTTCAGTTTTATGCGTTTAGCTACGGTATCGATACCAAGACCGAGAAGTTCGGCGTACTGTTTATGTTCAACAATATCAGTATCAATTAAAGTGGTCGGACTCTTCATAACAATGTTCGGGATTAAAGATCGAAGGGCGTGGAAAATTAAATTGAGTGGGGTATCCCCGACATAGCCAGCGTCTTTTGTATAATACTTCCCGACATATTCTCTCATAAACATAGCCCGAGCCCTGCGATATATTTTAGTTCGCTCGAAGCCCGCCTTAACAGCTTCTTGGATTTTGGATGGGATTAATACTTCTTCTACCATGTCGTATCCTTACTAAAATCATATTTATGTCTCCATGGTTTCCGGCTTTTCGCCACCGCTATCTTCTCTTTATAGAGTTTCATTCTGTGGGCGACCGACCGAAAGGGTGCTTTTGGCTTCTTCCGCCGTAGTTTGGGGGCGGTCTCTAGGGCTTCTAAAGTTAAAGCGTCACCAATCACTCTGTCGCCATGAGTCAATCGGGCAGACTTACTTTCACGAGCAAGTCCAGCCGGGCCAACACCTCCACCCGGATATTCTATATAGCGTTCCGCCTCCCCCAAGGCTAAAAACGAATGATTCACATAGTTAGTTTGTGCGTAAGCCTTGTCCAACAGTTGTAAAAGTTCGCGTTTCGATTGTGCAGAAGTATGATACCC